GCTTGGCTGGTCCGGTGTACTTAGGCATCACTTTTTACCTTTTGGCTTGCGGGACTTGCCGGCTTCAGATAGAGCAATGGCTATTGCCTGCTTGCGGCTTTTGACCTTTGGCCCCTTGCCGGGACCCGGCTTGCCGCTTTGCAGTGTCCCTTGCTTGAACTCGCCCATCACCTTGGCGACTTTCTTGTCCGCCTTGGTCGGCTTCTTGACCATGCCGCCATTCCTCAATGCCTACCAGCAGGCTAGCGCCATCTGCTGTTGCCCATCCTTTGTCGGTGTAAATCGCTGGCACCCATGCCTCGCCAGCCAATGCCTCAACAGGGTCTGAGCTGACCGTAAACAGTCCCTCGTTGCGAAAGTGCCGCAGCTTAGGCAGGTCCATATCGTTTGCGGAGTTGATCTAAGGTTAATTCTGACCCATCATCGCGTACCAGCTTGGCGATGGCAGCATCGGGGCCGTACTTATCCGCCAATCTACGGAAGTAGGGTGCCTTGCTGCCTAATGCCTGCTGCTGCCGCGCCAGCACGTCTGCATTGCTTTCACCTGGCATCTTGTCTTTAAGCCATTTGCCGTATGTGGTGTCGATCGGCACCTGGCCATCCTTGCTGGCGCGAGTAGCTGTCGTTGACGGCGGCAGGATGTCTGGGTCGATGATTGGCACAGTGGTGCTGCGGCAGTTGAAGTGCTGCGGCGGCATCGGACCTTTGCCGTACTCAAATTCCTTGCCATCCAGCGCTCGGCAGATCGCGCTGGTGCGAGTGTCGAGCGTAGCGACGTACCTGTAGCGCGGCGTGATGTCTTGGTTGGCCTCGTAGACCTGCTGGCTGGCGGTGTTGGCTACTTGGTTAATGCTGGTGCGTATTAGGGCGATGACTTGATTGTCGGCTACTGCTGTTGCCTGCCCGCCTGCAGCGATGAGCTGCTTAACGGTCTTCGCTTCCTCGCCAAATTGCAGGCTGCCGATCAGCCGTTTGGCAATGGCAGGTGTGGGCTCACCAGTCAGCAGCCCCTGCCGCACCACCTGGCTGAACCGCTCGGCCTGGTCTACAGCAATGCCACGGAACGCCTTGGTGACGACCTCGCCATTAGGCAGCGTGATGGTGGCGCCCTGCGCAGCGGTCAGATTGAACGTAGCCGGGGCGCCTTGCACTGCAGCGAATAGATCATCGCTCAGCGCGACAACATTCAGCTGCGTCGGGTCGGTGGTAACAACCGACTGCGCAAACTGCGGGCTGATCTCCACGGTGTTGACCGCATCCCGTGCGCCAGCCGGTAGCGCTTTGCGGAGCTGATCGGTCACGAACTCGGATTGCAGCTGCGCGATGCCCTGCAGCTCAGCCGCCGTAATCTCAGTTGCATCCCCTGCCCATGTGCCGAGGCTGTCCTTTAACTGCGCAAGGATTGCCCGCAGCCTAGCTGCCTTTACAGGCGCGGCAAGCTCATCAATGGTCCGCAGTTGATTAACCGCATCAATGATGATGTCGTTGTAGGCATTGATAATGCGCCGCGCAACGCTATTGCTATACCTGTTCAGGTCGATGGCGTTGCGATATAGCGCTTCTGGTGTGCTCACTGCCCATCAGACGGTAGATCAAGCCCCGCATTGGATGTGGCATCCAGCTCTTCGTCCACGTCAAAGTTATCGCCTAGCACATCGCCTTCAGCCAGCTCACGCAGCAGGGTTTCTTGGCTGATGGTGCCAGCGGTGTAGAGCGATAGCAGCGCAGTGATGTCCTGCGGCTCAAGGCGTGCGCCGAGGAAGTCGCGGTTGACATAGCTGCTACCGGCAGCAGTTGCATTGCCGAGGTATTGCGCGTGAAACTGCAGGCAGTTGTCGATCATGTCTTGCATATTCTGCGCAATCACCATCATGGTGCTATCGCCCTGGCTGCGATCAATGCGCTTTGCCTCAGCTGTCTCGGCGCTCAGCTTCTGACCTAGCACTGCGGACAGTCCTAGCTCATTGATCTGCAGCGCAAGTTGCTCAAGCCTGCGGAATTGCGCATCAAAGCTGCGACCGGCTGGCTCGATGTACTCAGCGCGGCCTTCAGCTGGAAATGCGATCGCTTCGCCGGGTCCGGCTGATACCTCTTCGGCTGCTGACGGGAACCCGTAGAACGCCAGCATCGGTACCGCCGAGATGTGCAGTTGGTTATCAAGGTCCGACTGCACCTGATAGGTCTTGAGGTTCAGCTCTGCGATATCCTCCAGCGGCGGGCGGGATTCCATGAAGTCATGGCGCTGCGCATAAGCAATGGTGAACGGGATCTGGCTCAGGCTCGTGCGGCCTTCGTCAACGACGGTGAACTCACCGCTGTCGGCCTTGCGATGGATGCGGTACTCGCCAGGCGTCAGCACACGCACCTGCTCGACGGCCTTCTCGCCAAACTCGCCATCTGGCACCGTGACCACTTCCGCCAGCCGCAGCTGAGTGAGCACCTGCCTGCCTTCTTGCGTCTCGGTGCGCCAGCCAAGGATCTGCCGCGGCGTGTAGGTCACCCAGTAGGGTCTGCCGCCATTAGACGGTGCATCCACCAACGTACCAATGTGGCCATATCGCACCATCTTACGGGCGGCTTCATACGTCCACACGTTGAGGTCGTTGCCTTGCAGGTCTACGTCAAATAGCTGCTCACGGATGATGTCGGCGGTGTCATCCAGCCTCACTGGCTTGCGGGTGAGCATGCCCGCCAGCATGCGCTCTAGGCGGATGTAGTACGGCGGACAGACGCTACGGGACAGGCGGTTGTCGTAGGACTCGTCTAACTCGCGTGGCTCCTGCGGCAGGTATCGGCGATGCTTCTTGCGCATGCCATAGGTGCCCTGCAGCAGATCTTCAATCAGCAGCCAGTGCGGCTCTTGCGCATACCAATTCGTATTCGGGTCGTTGACCTTTGCTACGGTGCGCTGCGCTAGCGGCCGGTCATAGAAGTTGTAACCGCTATACACGAGCGCTAGTCGCTGAGAATGCCATCAGTTTACGGCTTCAGTCATTGATGGGCTGTCTAGTAGAGCCTGATGCCAGTGCTGCGGCCAGCGCCAGCATGCAATGGGTTGAACTCACGCCACACCAGGTAGCCGAGCGCGTCGTTCATGTGATCGAACCCTGCATCCTTGTCAGGTTCGCCCTTGTCGCTGTAACACTGCAGCTCCAAGCATTCGATCACGCGGCGACAACTCTGCACCACCTGCAGCCGCACCTGCCCTTTGCCGTTCTCCAGCAGCGCCTGCACAGCTGATACACGATCACGCACTGGCGGGTTGCTGCGTGGTGACTGGTTCGACATGCCGTAGGACTCCAGGATCTGGATGTCGGTCTGGCTGGCGTTGGTGCTGCGGCTGCCGCCGCTGGCGTCTGGGTAGATGTAGATCTGCTGTTGTGGGTGCCGCCTGCGGATCTCTTGCGCCAGGGCGTCGGTGTCATGCGCGCCGGCGATCTCGTCGATCACCAGCAGGCCATTGCCAAGCCGCACGGCGATCACGGCAGACATGTTGCCTATGTTGAAGTCAATGCCAACGCGGATTGGCTCGCGGGTGATGTCCGGTACTGTGGCGGTGACATGCTTTGCCCGGTCGAAGCGGTCATAGACCTGCCCAGTTGTCAGGTTGACGAACTCGCCATCTAGGTATGCCCGTAGCAGGCTCGGGTCGTAGTTTGCCTGCAGCCGCTCGATGAAGTCCGGCGGCAGGTGTGGATTGTCTGCCGTGCGCATTTTGATTAGCTGCCGGTCTGGCCGCTGTTTGGCATCATCGCTGCCGAATGTGTTCCACATCCACCGGAACCCTTCTGGTGTTGATGCCGCACCAAACTGCCGCACATTGCCCGAGCGCAAACGGCCGAGGATCTTAGGGAATGCCTTGTTAGCAATGCTTGGCGTTACGGTGTCGATCTCATCAGCCAGCACCCAGGCAAGGTTCAGGCCGATGATGCGCGACCAGTTTTCAAAGCTGCGACACAGGATCTTGGTATCACCGCCCGGCAGGTGCAGCATGTACTCCGGCAACGGCGACGCCCTGAACGTGTACGGGATGTCGTACGCCTCTAGGAACGCCTCAAAATCCGTCTGCCAGATGTCCCGGATCAGCGGTCCAGTCGGCTCCATCACGCAGCCGATAAAGCCCTGATTGACCGCTGCCAGCATCACGGCTTTAGCGCACAGCGCCCTGGTCTTGCCAGCGCCATAGCCAGCGCTGATACCAAGGATCTGCGTTGCGGTGTCATCTACGAACGCAAGCTGCCCAGGGTGCAGGTCGCTGCGGATGCGGGTCAGCAGGTCAGCAGTGTCCTCGGGCGTCTGCTGCTGCATGAATGACAGCAGCGGCGCGTCGTCGCAGATGCCCGCAAGCAGGCTCATGACATCTCAAACCGCAGCAGCTTGGCTTGGTCTTCTAGCGCTTTGATTGCAATGCTGAGGTTCCCCTTGGCGCGTGCTTCGCGTTCGTAGTCCTGCAATCGAGCGACAGCAGCAGCAAGCCACTGCGGCCGCTCCAGCTCTGCATCCAGCGCCATGAGTTGGCGAGCGCGAGACATGTAAGTCTCTGCGGTGCGCTCGCCGCAACCCCACGTATCCGCCGCGTATCGCAGGATCTGTGTCCTGCTGTGAGCACGCA